TGGATACTGGTATTGAAGAGATTGATGATACATTCGATACTGACTTTAATCTTAGAACGCTTACCTTGGTGGCTGCAGGAACCACTGCTACTGCCTTTGCTGGTATTATAACCAGTGGTGGTGTTAATCAAATTATTGTAACTAATAGAGGTGAAAGATATCTTTCTGCACCTACGGTAGCAATATCATCTTCCCCTACTGCTGGTGGAACGGCTGTCGGTATTGCCACCCTTATGTCTGGATTAATTAATTGTGATGGTACAGATATTGGAGAAAAGGTTCAAGGTATTTACGTCACTAATCCAGGTAGAGATTACACTGATAATCCTGGTATTGTTATTTTACCAACTGGAGATGATCTTGGTGTGGGTGCAGCTGCAACCACTAGAATATCTGACAATGTAGTTGGAGTTGTGACTCTATCAAGTGGTGGTTCTGGATATACCACTGCACCTTCTGTTTCATTCAGTTCTCCAGGTATTGGAACAACTGCTACTGCTATTGCAGTCGTAAGTTCTGCGGGAACCATATCTAATGTATTTGTCACACATGCTGGTGCTGGATATACTGTTGCACCTACCATTACTATCGGAACTCCTTATATGTTAGGAGAAGGAACTTACATTGATAATGAAACAGTAACTGGTTCTTCCAGTGGTATAACTGCCCTTGTGAAGACATGGAATGCTGTATCTGGAGAATTAGTAATTTCTAATTCAACAGGAGAGTTTGTAATGGGTGAAAATATTACAGGTAATGAGAGTGGTGCGGTTTATCAATTAAAAATTGAGCAAACAGACAATACAGTTGATGAATATCCATCTAATCTAGAGATTGAAAATGCAGCAGATGACATTCTAGATTTCAGTGAAAAGAATCCTTTCGGAACACCCTAAATATAATATACTAGGTCTAAAAAGATGTTTGAGTATTATTACCACGAAATATTAAGACGAACGATTATTTCGTTTGGAACCCTTTTTAATGGAATAGAAATCAAGCATGATGATTCTGATGGTGATGTTTCAAGTGTTATTAAAGTTCCTCTTGCATATGGGCCTACTCAAAAGTTTTTAGCAAGGTTGCAACAATCTCCTGATCTTAATAAAGCAACTCAAATATCATTACCTAGAATGTCATTTGAGTTCGTTGGTTTGCAGTATGATGGATCTAGAAAAGTAACAACCACTCAGACATTTAAATCAGAAACTGTAGGAGTAGCAACAGCCATTAGAAAAACTTTTATGCCTGTTCCTTATAATATGTCTTTTGAACTTTCTGTTTTTACTAAGTTGAATGATGATATGCTTCAGATTGTGGAACAGATATTACCATACTTTCAACCTGCATATAATTTAAGTGTTGATCTAGTAAGCACTATTGGAGAGAAAAGAGATATTCCTGTTGTTATTGAAAATATTACAATGGAAGATGATTATGAGGGAGATTTTACAACTCGTAGATCATTAATTTATACATTTAGATTTACTGCAAAAACATACCTATTTGGTCCTGTTGGTTCCAAAGCAAGTGCAGACAAGGATCTTATCAAGAAGGCAACTATTGGATACATTGCTGGTGGATATACCAAGACTCCAAGCAGAGATGTTACTTACTCTGTCGAACCTCGTGCTACAAAGGCTTATGATAGTAATGTAACAACTAATCTTAGTGTTGATATTGGTTTAGATGGAAATATGATTCAAGTTAATGATTCCTCTGGTATTGCTGAAAATACATTTGTAATCATAGATAATGAATCTATGTATGTTGACAAGAAGGACGCTACGGATACCAACAAACTCTTCGTTAACAGAGGAGCAGATGGTACTACTCCTACTGCTCACGTTGCTGGTGCTGGAGTAAATCTCGTTACTGCTACCACCAATACTTTAATCGAAGTTGGTGACGACTTTGGATTCGACGGTTCTTTTGATTAAAAACAATGAAAAAACTAGATGATGCTTTCAACATTTCCGAAACTGAAGTGGTAGAAACAGAGAAGGTGGGGATTACACCTGAACAAAAACCTGATAGAATTACTAAAGACGATATTACGAGAGATTATGAATATACAAGAGGCAATCTATATTCTATCATTGAAAAAGGACAAGAAGCAATTGACGGAATTCTTGAACTTGCTCAAGAGAGCGACATGCCGAGAGCGTATGAGGTAGCAGGTCAATTAATTAAGAGTGTTTCTGATGCCACTGATAAGTTGATGGATCTTCAGAAAAAACTTAAAGATGTAAATGAGGAACAACAAACTAAAGGCCCTAATACAGTTAATAATGCACTCTTTGTTGGATCCACAGCAGAGTTAGCTAAACTTATAAAAACTGGACTTCCTGAAGTCGATAAATAAGTTGAGGGAGAGAAATCCCAAAGTACCAAAACTACTCATAACATGTCGGAAGACAATATTGAAAATTTGCCGTCTATAGAAGACTATAAAGATAATTCTGATGAATTGCCTTCAGTTGAAGATTTAATAACTGAGCAAGAATTACCATCAGTAGAAACATTTGTTCAAAAAGAAGAAGAGATAAAAGAGGAAGAAGTAACAATAATTGATGATGCCCACGGAAATCCAAAGATAGAAGTTACTGATGTAATTCCAGCACCTCAATGGGGTGAATTGGTTCGTATGGTTAATGATGTTAGGGAAAGTATTCCTGACATTCCAGAAATAAAATCTTACGATAATGAACTTAAAGAACTTTCAGAACACTTAGAACAATTAAGAGAAAGTATTCCAGAAGTTCCAGAGGTAAGATATTATGACGCAGAAGTAGAAACAATATGTGAGCAAATTGATCTAGTAAGAGAGGAAGTTAAGAACCTTCCTGAAGTAAAATACTATGATGAACAATTAAATACAATTGAAGAGAAGATTAAAAATCTTCCAGAACCAAAGTATTATGATGGCGAAATCGAAGCGATATGTGAAGCCATTGATCAGGTCAGGGATCAGATTCCTACTTTCCCTAAATGGGTAAATGAGGTTAATGAAGTCCCTGATTTTTCATGGATTGGAAAAACCTTTAGTGTAATTGATGATGATTTTGTTAAAGTAGGAGATCATATAAAAGATCTTAAAACCAAATTTGATTCTGATCTTGAAGAATTAACTGAAAATATAGATCTTAAAGATTTTGAACAAAGAGTAGAGATTGAAGAATTAAAGAAAGCCAAAGATAAGATATATGAGGAACTAAGAGAGTCTGCGATTAAGATATGGGAATATCAAAGATCCTTTAAAGATGATGATAGAAAGTTAAAGAAGAGTATATTAAGTAAACTCAATGAGACAAAGCAAAACATTGAGAAACAGATTGATGAATCTTATAGTAAAAGCAATGAGTCAAATGAAACTCTTAAGTCTTACTTAGATGGATTAAAAGAGGAAATATCCAATCTTCCTGAACCTAAAGATTATGATGATAATATTACAGAGTTAAAGAAAAGTTTATATGGTCTTGATAAAAAATATACAGATCAAACTACCAATATTGCAGAACTCTATAAAATTGTTGAGGAACTAAAAGGACAGCAACAAGATCTTACAGAGATCTATAACGATAGACCTTTAACTCCTGATCCTGATCTTAAACAAGGTGATGATCCTCTTACTCCTATTAATCAAAAATTTGCAACTCTTCAAGATTTAGCTTCAAACTATAGACTGTTTGTAAACAGAGTTGAACAGCAATTATATACTATCGGTGGCGGTGGTGCTGCGTTCATTCATGATCTTGATGATGTTGATTTTGATAGAACTACAGGAACTAATAAACTTCTAATTTATGATGGCACTCAATGGGTTGGTATTGCAAGCACGGCTTTAGGTGGAAGTTCTACTGGTGTTGGTGGCACTGATTTTATATCTGGTATTGCTGCTACATTTAGTAGTAAAGTAACCACTGATTTTCTTGCTGGTATTGCTGCCACCTTCAGTGGTAATGTAACTGTTGGTGGAACGATAACCTATCAAGATGTAACGCATCAAGATGTTCTTGGTATTGGTACGTTCCAGCAAGGTGTTCAAATACTTAATAATGGTTTAAGTGTAAACACAGGTATTGTTACTGTTGTTCCTCCTAGTGGTATTGGAACAGTTACGATTGGAGCTGGTGATACTACCCTTGTGGTAGATGGAGATGCTCGTGTAATTGGCATCCTAACCATAGGTCGAGCATCTGTAACAATCGATGGTACTACCAATAAGGTTACTATCGGTGATGAAGATGTTGTTATTTCAAATTCAAGCGTAACCATTGGTGACAATGTAACCATTGAAGCGGGTGCATCTGGTATTAACTCTGCACCTAATGTTTTCTATGTTGCCAAGGATGGTAATGATTCTAATAATGGAACATCTATCGACAATGCTAAATTAACAATTGCTGGTGCAGTTGGAGTTGCTACATCTGGTTCTACAATTAAGGTTCTTTCTGGAAATTATCAGGAGGCAAATCCTATTCAAGTTCCTGCTAACGTATCAATTGTAGGTGATGATCAAAGATCGGTTAACGTAAGTGGAAGTGCTGCTCATAAAGATATTTTCTCCGTAAGAAAAGGAGTTAAGTTAGCAAATATGACCTTTACTGGTCATGTGGGATCTGCAGCTGCAGTTGGATTCCCAACAAGTGAGATTGCAGAAAATGTAGGTGGTGGTAAATGGAAAGGTCCATATATTCAAAACTGTACAAGTAATACAACGACTGGTGTAGGAATAAGAATTGATGGTAATCAGGCTCGATTACTAAAGACAATGAACGTGGATGCTTTCACTCAATACAATCAAGGAGGAGTGGGAGTTGCAGTAACTAA